CAACAGCTCATACACCACTGACACGCCTACCGTTGCGGCAATTATGCAGGTGACGGCAACTGCCGTAGGGCTTGATCTGCTCATGCCACCGGCTAATCAGGTGTCTACTGGTCAAGCGGTCTTAATTGAGAACGTCGGTACGATTCCTTTCACAGTAACGGACAACTCAGGCAATACTATTATTGTCGTGAACTCCACGCTAGCGCAGTATGTATTCCTGACCGATAACTCCACGATAAATGGAATTTGGTCAAGCATCGGATTTAATGCAAGCGGCTCATCGTCTAGCGCTGCTGCGCTTGCAGGTTACGGTCTTGAGGCTATTGGCAACACGCTTAATACGGTTTTCTATGAAGGCACAATCGCTTCAAGCACAAGCCTTACTTCAACTTATCAGTCCCAGTTTTTGGTTTGGACGGGCGGTGTAGGAACGATTACATTCCCATCAAGTGCATCGGCAGGCATAGGTAATGGCTGGTTTGTTGCCCTAAGAAACGGCGGCACGGGTACGCTCACTTTGACGCCATCCGGCACCGATACGATTGACGGCAATTCTAATAAGCAAATCAACCCGACCGAGTCGTTGGTGATCGTTTCCAACGGCACGAACGGATGGTCAACCTTTGCTTATGGTCGCAATAACAACTTCATTTACACGCAGTTGGCAATTGGCGTGACTGGTGGCACATTAACCCTGTCGGCTGCGCAATATGCCAACGTCGTGCAGACCTACACAGGTACGCTTACATCCAACCAGATCGTCATTCTGCCTTCTACGGTGCAGATTTACTACGTTGAGAATTCAACTAGCGGGTCATACTCGTTGACCTTTAAGACCTCATCGATGACAGGCTCAACAGTATCTGTACCCCAAGGCCAGACGCTTACTATTATTTGTGATGGCACGAACGTATATAACGCCTCAAGCGCTGCGGCAAGTTCATTAACCACGCTGACAATTAACTCAGGCTCGGCGACCAACCCGTCGCTGAACTTTTCTGGCGATACAAACACCGGTTTTTATCACCCGGGTTCAGGTCAGCTCGGTTTTGCCCTATCTGGTGCAAATGCCATGACGCTTAATAGCTCGGGGTTGACAGTTGTGAATGGTATTAGCGGAGGTATGTTTTGACTAAGCAAGTCCTGTCGCTGAAGATACCTCCCGGTATTCAACGGGACGGTACGATCCTCGATGCGCCGTCTTATGTCGATGGCTCATGGGTTCGTTTTCAGCGTGGTCGTCCTCGCAAAATGTGGGGTTATAACGCCATTTTCCAGAATGCTACAGGGGTTTCCCGTGGCATGGTGATGAGTTCATATAACGAGGTCAACTACGTCTACTCGGGCTATAACGGTGGACTTCAGTATTGGTCAACAAGCAATAACGGTGGCGTGGGGTCTGGCCCATACCCCATCACGATGTCTGGGTTTACATCTAGCCCAAATAACTTATGGCAGTTTGACATTGGATATGACTCCAACGGCGGCGGAGCTACAACAATCGTTGCGCACCCCGGTCAGAACCTCAATGACATTAGTAGCACTGTCGATACCCCGGTGTTGTACGGCACATTTCCCGGCGGATCGTTATCTGAGGTAGGTCAATTTACCGCCTCCGTAGCGCTCACAAACGGCACAAATACTGGCGTGATTACGGGTGTGAATGGATTGGTATACCCCGGACAGTTAGTAATAGGCGCAGGGTTCGTCGCTGGCACAACGGTAACCCAAGCCATCGTAAATAGTGGCAATACTGACCTGACATTTTCAAATAACTATACAGGCACGACTGGCACTGAAACATTGACATTCGATAATCAGATTAGTGTGTCAGGTGGGTGCTGCATTATTTATCCTTATTTGTTTGTATACGGCAATAATGGATTGATTCAGAACTCGTCGGCGGGTAATTTTCAGAACTGGGTGGCAGCAGATGCGAATGCGAACAACGTCGCTACTGGCAAGATTGTTAAGGGTATGCCTCTGCGTGGCGGTACTACTTCCCCTAGTGGCTTGTTCTGGTCTTTGGACAGTATCATTCGGGTTTATTACAACCCAGTCTCGGTAGGCTCAGGCTCAACCACCAGTACGACGTACTGGGGTTACGACCTGATTAGCTGCCAATCATCACTACTTTCTTCATCCTCCATTATTGAATACGACGGTATTTTCTACTGGTGCGGTACAGACAGATTCCTTTGCTACAACGGTATCGTGCAGGAAATGCAAAACACGCAAAACATGAACTACTTTTTTGACAATCTGAACTATGCTCAGCGTCAGAAAGTATGGGTATCAAAAGTGCCACGTTGGGGTGAGATTTGGTGGTTTTACCCTCGAGGCGATGCTACAGAATGCAATGACGCCATTATTTACAATGTGCGTGAAAAGACTTGGTACGATGCTGGTCAGGCGCTAGGCGCAAGACGCTCCGCAGGTGTGTTTACAGAAGTGTTCAGATTCCCCGTTTGGGCAGGCAATGATGAGGATACTAACGGGAACACTATCTTGTGGCAACATGAGACAGGTGTAGATCAAATCTACCAGAACACGCAAACAGCAATTCAAAGTTACTTTGAAACCAATAGCATCGGGTATAACACGGGTGGACCGGGGCTTTCCCGCCAGACCGTGCAAGGTCAAAACAACTGGATGAGAATAGAGCGTGTTGAACCTGATTTCATCCAGTCCGGTGAAATGGACATCTACGTTACTGGACGTAGTTATGCGGATGATAATGATCAGGTGAGTGGTCCGTATCCGTTTGACCCCACGACGTTAAAAGTTGATATGCGTGAGCAGCGCCGTGAGCCTAGATTAAAGTTTAATAGTAACGTCGTAGGTGGCGATTATCAGATGGGTAATGTTTTAATATCCGCTGAAATCAGTGATGTTCGTGGTACAGGTAACCCATGATAGTCTATGATCCCCGTGGGCATGACTGGAATCATTGGTGCGCTCGCATGAATGAGTTGTTTGCGGCGAACCAGCTCGGCACGGTGCCAGAGGATCAATGGCGCAGCTGGGCGGAAGGTATGTTAGGAATTGGGTATTTTAATAGTTCTGCCGTTGCAGACCCTAGGTTATTTAGTACTTGGCAAGAATGGGCAGAACGTATGGTAGAGGCAATGACAGTGTTGCCTATTACAGGTAAAGGCTGATTATGGCATGGTCACAAGTTCAATCTGGCGATGGGAGCACTTATTACGTAAGTGATACGGGGGAGACGTCCAATGACCCGTCCGTGATGAGTAATCAGAGCTTGGCTTCACAGCCTGTTACTGCGCAAAATGTTGCACAGGCATACCAACAGGTAATGGGTACAGCGCCAACGCAGGATTGGATTAACCAAACCGTTTCGGCATATAACGATCCAAACGCTACTGTGGGTAATGTCATTCGTGACACCGCTACGGCAGCATCTGCAAGCGGCACGCCGTTTACCAATACTGCGGGTGATCCAAATAGTTTTGCTGCTGGCGCTCAATATTATCAAAACCAAGGGTACATACCCGGTGGCACTACATATGAAGGCGTGCCTACTTCATTTGTTGACCCGAAAACAGGTAAAGTAGTTGCTCAATATGGTGTAACACAACAGGATCAAGGCGGTACGCCAACGTCTTATGCATCTAGTCAATTTCAGTGGAACCCATCAAGCTCAGTTCCACAAGGATATACCACAGCTTTAGCTATTCCACAGACCGATTACAACACTGGTCTTTTGGATGCGCTTAAAGGTGTTGGAATGGTGGCAGCCACTATCGGAGGCGCTGGTGCGCTTGATGCTCTCGGCGGAGCAGCGGCAGCAGGTGCAGGTACGGTTGATGCACTAGGTATGACACCGGGGGCATATGACACCGCCGGCTTATTAAGCAGCAATGTTGCTGGTACAACAGGCGGCGTGGGTTCGGGAATTAGTTCGGCGTATATGCCAGCAACTTCACTAGCCAATGCGCCATCTAGCTTAACAAATCTTGGGCTAGATATGAGTTCTACGACAGGTGCCGGCAACCTTTCAACTATTACCCAAATGGCGCAAGAAGGAGCACCTTGGACAACTTCAGCCGGTATGGGTGATGCGTTAGGCACCGGTGTAGGGGTTGGATCAGGCGCTGCTGCAGGATATAACGCAATTGCGCCAGAAATTGCAAAAGACGTTGCTAGTTGGGGCATTGACCCATTAACAGGCGTATCTACGCTTGGGACTACTCTCTCGCCATTGACGTCTTCCGGCTTACCTATTGATACTTCTGCTTTAAGTAAGCTTGCGCCATCAGCTTTGAAAGCTTTAACTAGCGCTCTTACAAGTTCTGGCGCATCCAGCCAAGGATCGTCTGGTCAAGGCGCATCAGGTCAAGGGTCATCTAGTCAAGGTTCTCAATCTTATAGCGCAAATGGCCCTTGGAACAACAACGGCAATCCGTTGCAAGCTACCGAATTGACTTGGTCACCAACTGCAGAAAAACCCATTACAGCAGGGGATGCAAATTTACAAATGTTACTTCCTAACTTAGACCCCAGCTTGATGCGTCAGTTTGCCATGAACGGCATGATCCCCTCTGGTGTGGGCGGTCAATCTTCAGTAGGCAATACTCAGCAGCCTAGCTATTACACCTATGGCTCACCAGCTCAAACCACGCAATTCACGACCGCTCAAACGCCCTTATCAATTGATAAGAATTCAATCCAAAGCGGTATGGCAGGTTATGCAGGTGGGGGTGGTGTCTTAGCCTCTTTCAGAGATGGAGGTCAGGATCATGTACCCGAGTTTATTACTGGCGCAACTGGTCATTATGTTAAGGGACGCGGCGACGGTCAGGCTGATTTAGTGCCTGCAATGCTCGCATCCGGGGAATTTGTCTGGGATGCAGATACGGTTTCGGCTTTGGGAAATGGCGATTCAGATTCTGGTGCGGCTGTTTTAGATGGAATGAGGAAGGCAATTAGAGCACATAAGAGATCAGCTCCGCTTGATGAAATACCGCCTAAAGCCAAGTCCCCATTACAATATATGAAAGATGCTGAAAAATACATTCAGAGGGATGAATGAAGAAATGTGAAAAACTTGCAGAGGCAAAGTTAAAAGGCTTTGTTCGCTATTTTACGGAAAGACCTTGTAAAAAAGGTCACATCTGTGAACGACTTGTTTCTGATCGTTCTTGCGTAATGTGCAATGTTGAAAAAGCACAAATAAAACGTGATGCAATGTCTGCTGAAGATAAATACAAAAAAGGATTGAAATATAGATATCTTCAAGAAAAATGGCTGCAAACTGAAAATGGTAAAAATAGCAGAACTGCAACATCAAAAAAATATTACCAAAACAACAAAGAAAAACTGTCAGATTGTCGTAAGGAATATAATAAAAAAACTAATAATTTTCATTCCATACAATGGAAAAAAGAAAATCCTGAACAAGTTTATGCTGCTACGGCTAAACGTCGTGCTGCAAAACTTCAACGTACACCATCTTGGTTAAATACTGGGCATTGGCTGGAAATTGATTCAATTTATGAATTGTGCAATGCATGGCGTAGCATAGGATTTGATTACCACGTTGATCATATTGTTCCATTGCAAGGAAAAAATGTATCTGGATTTCATGTTCCTTGGAATTTACAAATCATCCACGCTAAGGAAAATCTTAGCAAAGCAAATAGGGTTTAATTATGGCTGGCGTCGGACTTAGCTCAACTTACACAACACCTGCTGATATCGGTACTGCAGGGTCAACCAGTAGCGGATCGCTGACACAGGGTGCAGCACTGCCCAATATTACTACGACGCAACAGCAGGCAACTGCAGCGCCTAGTTGGTACACGGACTATCTTCAGAATATTGCCCAGCAGGGCGCTCAAGCAGCACAGAATGCCCAGTTTATCGGTATTCAGCCAATGCAGCAACAGGCGTATAACCTCGCTCAGTCTAACGTAGGTAATTACCAACCGACGTTGAACCAAGCTACCGGCGCTTTAGGCTCATCAATTAACGCTACCTCGCCGTTAAGCGCTGCGCAGCCTTACCTCAGTTCTGCCGCCAATCCGACCTACAACACCGTCAATCAATATATGAATCCTTACGTCAATGACGTGGTTTCGCAGATTGGTAATCTGGCTGAACAGAATGTAATGAACAACGTCGCTCCGCAGACAACTGCGGGGCTAGTGGGTACGGGTCAATTCGGTTCACAACGCGGTGCTCAGGCATTGGCATCAAACTTAGGTCAATATGGCCAACAGACTACTGCCCTACAAGCCAATGCGCTGAACACTGGGTATCAAAATGCCATGACCGAAGCGCAAGCCCAAGCTGTGTTGCAGGGTCAGTTAGGTCAAACAGCAGGCTCGTTGGCGTCACAAGGTCAACAGAACTTAGCCAATGCTGCGCAAATAGGCGGTCAATTAGCCACCACAACGCAGAATTTAGGCTTAGGTGATGTCAATGCCCTAGATACGCTTGGCACACAACAGCAGCAGATTTTGCAAGCCCAGCAGCTATTTCCGCTGCAGATGGCTCAAGCTGAAGCTGGATTGCTCCAAGGCGCTCAGATTCCTACTTCTGTATCGTCTACCTATACAGGCCCAATACCGGGTGCTTACCAGAATTCGCCGTTGTCTCAAATTGCTACGCTCGGCAGTACGATCGGTGCAATAAGCAACACGCCGTTCGGTCAGGCGATTGGGAATGCTGTAGGTAGTTATTTTGGATCAAATACAACCCCAACATTTAACAGTCTAGATCCTTACAATACGACGACAGCTGGTCAAACTACTGCAGATTCGATGCTAAATAATCCGTCCACGTTGTTTACCAATACATCTGGATTGTCTCCTTCAAATGCAAGCTATTTAACAAATAACGGCTTTGGTTCTGGGTTAAATTTAAATAACATACCGGCTTCACCTTCTTATATTGGTGTTGGCGACTAAGGAATAAATTATGGCAACTGGCGCACTTCCTACAGCACCTACAATGATCGGCACCGATCCGGATGCTCAGAAAGAATACTTTGATGCCTTAAACCAGGCTTTAAAAGCTCTTGAAGGACGACAAGAAACGAACTGGTGGAATGTAGCTGCTGGTTTTGCTAAGCCTACTCGATCAGGGTCTTTTGGGGAATCCCTTGGTAATGTTGCTGAGACTCTAGGCAAACAGCAAGAAGAGCAAGAAGCACGTGCTCCTGCCATTGCTCAGATGCGTGCTCAGCTGGCTGGTCAGAAATTTCAAACCGCCCAAGAAGTCGGCGCTCAGAACATATTACTCAACGCTTTAGGCGGTCAGAACCTAGGCGAAGTAGCCCAGCAATTCGCGACTCCCGAAGGCGCTATCGCAGACCCTTCGTTAGTTATGAGATTAGCTCGTGCGCAGCAGCTCACCCCGCCGGGTACTAGGGCGGCTGAGCAGTTGAAAGGGTTGATTGACACGCAGATGAAAATGCTAGACTTCGGTATCAAGTCTAACACCCTCACTAACGACCAAATAAAAACCTACAACGAAGGGCTAAAGACGCAGTTTCAAACGGGTATTACTCCTATTTTACCCAACGTGGGCGGTCGTCAGCCGCAACCCGCTACGGCTGCGCAAGCCCCCGCGGTTGGGCAACCCGCTACAAACACCACGCAGGTCGCTGCGCCCAACACCATAGTACCACGGGAAGCAGTGGTCAACGCGCTTACTAATATGTATGACCTGAAGTCAGACCAGCTTTCCTCCAGCCGCTCTCGTGAAGAACAGCAGGCTCTTTATGACCGTTGGAAAGCGGGCGATAAGAGCGTCTTCACGCCCGTTAATCCTGCGGATTACCCAGACCAAAAGGTGTTCCACGCTAACGCCTTAGATGTCCCTCGCGCTGTACCCGAGAAATTCATGAACTCGCTGGGCTGGTACCGTCCTAATCCGGAGAAAGATCCCGTTCACTACGAGCCTATGAAGCCGGGGGCGGTTTCTGGCGCGGTGGAGAATAAACCCTCCGCATTAGTGCCTGAGTCGGCGCAAAAAGACATACTGGCTCAAAAAGAATTTGAGCGTCAGCAATTAGAAAAAGCTGAATCAGCTAGGGAAGCACCCGCCGCCGATTCGCTCAAAGAGCTAGCGACTATTAAAGAAGGCGACCTAGCCGATAACCGTGGAGTGTTTAAAACTGCCACTAATATATTGAATGACCCCAAAATGGAGGATGCCTTCGGTCTGTTGTTTAAGCAGCCTGGGGTGGCCTCGGGTCTTGCTACTATGGCTAGGGACGGAGTAAAAGTTGGTCCTTTCGGTCTTTCGGTTGACGTGTATGACGGTCTGATTAAACAGCTCAGCCCATACCAGCAGAACAAGCTCCGCCAGCTAGACATGGCGCTCAGCCAGATCTTCGTTCAAAAAGCGCAGGCAATGAAGAGCGCTTTTGGTCCACAGATAAGCAACGCTGACATTATTAAAGAAGAAAAAACCATGGCGAGCGTGCGCGACCCGGTGAACATTATTAAAGGGTTCATCCTGCGTGAAAACACTCGAAATGACCATCGTTTAGATTTGAGTCGAGCCTACCATGACTACATAAATAAGACCTCCGGCACTACCGATAGGCCTTATAAGTTTTTGTCATCCCCCGAATATAGACGGATAAATGACGACTACAACACTCGCTATAGCGATATTTCCAACATCATTTCAAATTCGGTGCAATAATGAGCGACGATCTTCAAGAGTCAATCAACCGCATGAATAAGCTGGGTGGAATTTATTCCGATTTAACGGCAGGAATGTCTCAACCCGCGCCAGAATCTTCTACGCAGGCCGTTACGCCATCGGTACAACCTGTCGCCCCGTCTAGTGGCGTTCAGGGCGCACCCGCAGCAGGTGGTGTAGGTCAGGCGCTAAATGCACTTAATGCTATGCCTGACATTGCCGTTACCGGGCTGGGAGCCATGGCAGGCAGCAAAGTAGCAAAGGCTTTCCCAGACTACGTCGCACCAGAGGCTGCTCCTAACCCTGCGCAGCTCGCTAGAGATGAATGGCTAAAAAATCAATCTGCTCATCAAGCTGGTATTCAAGATTATGAATTGAAACTTGATGCATTAAAGCGCCAGTCGGATGACCTCGCGCAGCTGCACTTGATGGAAAAGAATGATCTTGAAAAAGCTCGTAACGCTTATATTGAGGAAAAAATAAAAGCTAAAGCGCCGTCGGGCGAGGCTCCCCAGAAAATTGTTTTACCCGATGAGCATACCCGCCAAATACAGGGGACCGGAAGCGCCGCGCCGGATACGGTCACGGGTAGGGCGAGCCAAACCGGCTACCAAGCGAGAACTCAAGAAATTGCGGAACACGGTGCGGCGGGTAAAACCGGCTTAAAAGCGTTACAAACCGAAGGGCTGGTCAAGCCCGGCGGCATCACCCTGGAGTTCCCAGGCATTACGGCCAGCAGCCCTATGGGGGTGCTCGCCCCAGCGCCTATGCAAACCGAGTTTGACGCGGCGTATAAGAAAATTATCGAGTCCTCCATACCGCAAGAGCAAAAGCTGGCAATGCTCAAAGATCTTTACCAAGAGCAGAAAACCGCAGCCGGTAGCGCGGCCAGCGCTAAAAAATCTGCTGAAAACAAGCTCCTCGAGCATATCAACTCGCGAGAAGCCCAAATCACGCCCCTGGAGCGAGCCGCTTTGGAGGCTCAGCAGAAGTTTGAAAACTTAGGGGGGCATGCCGCGGCGGCGGCTGACTTGGCTGCCGAGTCGCCCCTCGCTAGGGTTATCTCTAAGGTTAAGCCCTTACTAGGACCATTAGGCGGGGCGTTAGCTGCGCGTGATATCTACAAAGGCTACGAGGCCGGGAAAGCGGGTAATCAGACTCAAGCCTTGAGCAAATATGCGAGCGGGTTGGGCGGGGCGTTAATGATGATTCCAACCGCGCCCACTGTTGTTACAGGAGCAGCAATTACGGCTGCGGGCGCGGGCAAAGACCTGTATGACTACTACATGTCTTTACCTCCCGCAAAGCAAAAAGAACTCAACGAACAGCTCGCCATATCATCCGGAGCGTACTGATTTAATCTCCTTGAGACCGCAGGGTCTTTTTATCCCCGGCTAATCACCGGGGATCTTTTTATGCGTGTCCAGCCTCTCCAAACAATAGGATGTTCATCTGGTTGAAGTTGTGTTTAGCTTCCAGAATCCCGTTGTCATGTCCTTCTTGATAGGCTGTCCAAATCATCTTAGCGATGCGGTTTATGTGAGTGGTTTGTCCCAAATCAAATAAGGTCGCATTAGCCTTGATGACGTCATAGTCTAGGTGAAATTCCTCTCCGCACATCTACGATAATCCTCCAGAGCTTTAGCCACCTCATGGTTGAGTGATTTAACAAGTTTGACGCACTCAACACGCTCTTCACGCATAGCTTCAATACGGACGAATGCTTCAATTTTACGAGCATATTCCAGAATGTCCACTTCGTCTGCGTACATACCATTTGGATCGTCGCTTTTAACGTAAAAGAATATTTGTTTGATTTGATCGTCACTCAGCATTTTTACCTCGCATAGGTTGATATTTGTTTTTGATAATCCAGAACTGCAATAGGTGATGGAACATCCCAAAACCTTTTGTCAATTCGTCCTGCGTCCATTCTTTGATCACAACTAAATTGGAATTTGTTCGGGAGACGAACACATTAGCACATACAGCATCAGGCATACCAAGACCCACACGGTACGCCGCAAGTTGCATCAGGTGCTCGTCATAGCCCACTACTTCTTCTGGGTCGCTAAACTCTTTGGTTTTGATGTCAAGGACGATTCCTTTGGAGTGAAGGTCGCACTTCCCGCCGAACCCAAGATCATGGGCAAAGCTTCGCTCTGCGATCCATTCTTGATGTCCATACTTTTGCCGGATTTTCGCCGATGTTGTAGCAACCTCAACTGGATATTGACCAAGACCTTTCCCCTCATAAAAACCTTGAATGGCTTCGTGGATTTCGGTGCCTTTATCTGCTGCGGCCTTACCTTCCTGTTTTGAATCATGCATGATACGTTCGATGTATTCATCTTCCGTCTCAGTAGGATTCCTAGGCAAGGTAAGCGCCGCCATCAGGACTTGACGCTGCAACCATTGGATAAGCGCAGGCTTTGCCGCCACGTTCAGTATCGTCGTAACTGACGGCACTAGATTCATGGTTCTGGCATCACGCAGCGTGGTAGCACGGGGTGATCCATCCTTCTTAGAAGGCACTGTGTACTTTGGCTGGCCATCAAAGTCGTACCAATGGTTTGATTCGCTTGCTCGGGTTTCTTTTGCGATCACTGTTATACCCCACTCGATCTAATTGCATTCTTGATGGTTTCACGGCATAAACTAGTGGCGGATGTTACATCTAAATCAGTGATCATCAATCGACCGGTATCCGAATACTCTGGGTTAAAAACTTTCATGCCACGAGCTAGTAAATCAACCTTATCAAATGGAAGTTTCCCAAGATTGACTTGTTTTGCAAATTGCTGGGCAATAGTCGGAAGTTTGTCATAATTTTGGTGAACAAGATTTGCATATATATTTTTAATATATTGCTTATCGTGTCCATTCATCATCATGATAACGGCAGCAACACGCATAGATGCGCTAGAAAAGAATTTAATCTTTTTGCCTGCTACAGCGATAATTTCTTCATGTAAGGCACCAAAGCCACAATCGTAAATTTTTAGTAATACGTCTGCAGAAAATCTTCCTGTGTGATAAGTGAATGCGGCGGCAGCGCGACAAGCCTCAGCAGAGGATGATGAAAGTTTTGTTAAATCCGCAGCCGTGCGTTTTAAACCACAATCAATCGTCTTGAATGCATCATTTGGCAAATCTCGAATAACGAGCATATTTACCGGTATGCCTGATTTAGCGATTGCGCTTAAACGATGTTGACCATCAAGCAATTTTCCATTTACAGAAAATGCAATACCTTGATGAGTTGGTTGCCATTCGCCATTCTTAATCATTTCAGAAAGCTGTTTGACCCAGCCTTCTCTCATTGGGCGATTGTCCGTATTCAATGTTAAATAAGTAATTGCCATTGACGGCGTAATTTTTTCAAAAGATGTTTTCATTGTGCTCTCCATGTTGCACTGCATCAAAATGGGATATCAGAATCATCATCTACAGGAGATGATTGCGCTGGTTGAGCTGAGATACCTTTGCGCTGAAACTCTGGGCTGGCCATGATCTTTGCACGCAATTTATCCGAGAACGATTGGAACAAGTCTTCATCGTGCTCATCAATGGAGTACATCTTTGGCTCGTTATGGGCTTCAGGTAGACCGGCTTTCTTGACGTGTGGCGGTACGGGCATGACTGCGCCGATGTTGATGTATTCCTTGCCATCACGGCCTGTTGATTTGGTCACGGATAACATGGCCCAGACGCCCAAGACATTCTTGAGGTTGAATCCACGCAGCTCTTCTGATGTGAAGTCACGACCACGCCAAGTCTGTAAATCCTTGCGCAGGGTAGCTTTATCCGCCAGCGTCAGCGAATAGTTCTTGCTGATCGACATAGGCTCACCTTTGTCGGTTTTTGTCGGTTCTCCGTTCTCATCTTCAGACCACACTTCAAATTGAAGCATGACCTTGCGTTGCATTTTTACAGCGCCCATGTATTCGGTCTTTTGATTACCAAGGTCAATGATCCGATAACATCTGGCTAGGTGTAAACCTGCTGGTACTGGCTTAAATGAATTACTTGAGTTTGCGGTCGCTATGATGCTCATTTTTAATTCCTATGGTCATTAAAACAATTGATGGACGCCGTGGCGCTCCACATTCAAAACGGATGATGTCCCAATCATCCCCTGTCGCAAAACCTGCCTCCGCCCGTTCTAGCGCCTCGTCAAGTCTTTGCATTCTCTCTAATCCCATCTGGTGATATTCATCTTCATTCATGATTTCTCGCTTTAAGCATTTCGTCAGCAGCACGATAAGCATCTACAGACACCAAGTTATATGGCATACCTCTGAAATATTCTGTAGACAATAAGCCTTGCATGGCTGCTGCCGCAAAGTAATCACGCAGCGTCATACCCGGAGCCATTGATTCGTCAACCATCCATGTTGGGAATGCTGGTGGGCTAATGTTCATCGTTTGCTCCTTTCGCTATAAGTTTGTCTACGATCTCAAACGCACGGGGGATGGCTACATCGTCCCACGTCATGCCTTCAGGAATGGGCATCTGCCAGTCACCAGCGCACATCCCCTGCATGATCAGAACCGCCATTTCGGTGCGGGTCACGAGAGATAATCCAAATATTCATCGGCTAAAATCGTTGCAAGCTTAAGGACTTGCTCTGGATCTGAAGGGGAATTTTCACCGCCTGCATAAAATCCAGATGCTAATGCCAACATAAAATCCAAAATAAGTTTTTGACGAGTTTTCATTTCACTTCCTTGTTGAGTTGTAATTGTTCCGCAGACATCAAAGCCAAGCTCTGGTAATAGAGCCACTTCTTGATGGTTTCGGGATCTTTGGATGGAGGTGTCCAGTTGCAGACACGTTTCCATGTGCGCTGGACGTTGGTAGCCGAGGCGGGTGCGTAGGCTGAGTCATTCTCTTTAAGCTTCATTTCTTCAATCATTTTTGATTCTCTGTAGGGTTTAGGAAAATGAATTGTACACTCGTTAATAAAAAATGTACAATAGGTTTTGAATTAACAGTTAGGAATAATTATGACACTACATCAATACTTTTCAAACAAGCCGCACGGTTCAATAGCGGCGATGGCTAGAAGCTTAAACATCAGCAGGACATGGTTTTCCCTAATAATCAATAAACGTGCGACTCCTAGCCCTGTTTTAGCAGTTATGATCGAGAAGCTAACTAAGGGGGCAGTCAGCCGTAAGACGTTGCGACCTGATATTTATAAGTAGTAAGCTGGACAAATACGGATCTTTACGGACATTGACAAAGTTTAATAAACAATCACGGAGAATTAGATGCAAATCACAGTCGACCCAAAACTTAAAGCGTTGATACCACCACTGAGCCAAGACGAATACGACAAACTTGAAGAGAATTTGATAGCGGACGGATGCCGTGATCCATTAGTTGTTTGGGATGGCCTACTGATTGATGGCCATAACAGATACGAGATCTGCCAGAAGCACAACATCAGGTTTGACACGAAAGACATGATGTTTAAAAACCACGACGAAGCCAAAGAGTGGATGTTGTGGAATCAGTTAGGGCGTCGCAATCTGACGGATTATGATCGTACCGTGCTGGCGTTAGAGCTGGAAGAAATTGTCAAAGCGAGAGCAAAAGAGAATTTGGTGCAAAGCGGCAAGCAATACGGAAAGGGTTCTCAGAAATCTGAAAACCCTATCAAGCCTGTTGATACGATGAAAGAAGTAGCAAAGGTTGCTGGCGTATCACACGATACGGTAGCGAAGGTTAAGAAGATTGAAGAGAAGGCAACACCAGAAGTAAAGAAGGCATTATCGGAAGGCAAAATCAGCATCAACAAGGCGCACCAGCAAGTTACTGGCAAGGTCAAGAAGGCTAAACCACTACCGGAAGCGCCTGAATACTCCAAGGAAGAGTTTGAGCGTGATCAGATGATGCAGTCTATCGAGGCGCTACAGGAAGAGAACAGCGAACTCAAGGCACGATTGGCTGTAGAGGCTATGGATGCCAGCGAAGAGGAGAAGACAGCGACAGCGGAAATCATTGCGGATTTGAAGGCGGAGATCAAAACCTTGAAGGCCGAGAACTCAGCCCTGAAATCTAACCGTGATAGCTACCAGAATGAGAATACACAATTGAAGAAGCAAATTAAATATTTGGAAAGAGAACTCAAAAAGGTGAAATAAATGTACGACATCGAACAGCGACTATTTGATTATCAGAAAGCGGGTATAGAGAAGTTAAGAGAAGGCATTAGATTAGGGCATCGCTCACAGCTCTTGTACGCACCTACAGGCGCTGGCAAGACTGAAATGGCGATTGCCCTGATGGAGTACTCCCGGCAGCTTGGAAGCCGGTCAGCGATGATTCTAGACAGGATCGTCTTATGTAATCAGACATCTGATCGGCTAGACAAGTACGGGATCGACCACGGCGTGATGCAGGCTGGACATTGGAGATACCGTCCGCATGAGCGCATTCAGGTATGTTCAGCGCAGACGCTTGAAAAGCGTGGCAACTTCCCGGGGTTGCAGTTATTGATCGTCGATGAGGCGCATCAGACCCGTGAGAAGACCAAGGAGTTCATCAAGAATAATCCGCACGTCAAAGTCATTGGATTGACCGCTACGCCGTTTACGAAGGGATTAGGCAATGTATATAGCCATGTCGTAAATACGGTCACCACGGAGCAATTGGTGCTGAGTAAGAACCTTGTTCCGCTACGGGTATTCTTGGCTAAAGAGATCGATATGACTGGCGCCAAGAAGATCGCTGGTGAATGGTCGGATAGGGAAGTGACTGAGCGTGGCATCAAGATTACTGGTGATGTGGTAACTGAGTGGGTTAAGAAGACGCACGAGATCTTTGGTGGCCCAAAAAAGACGATTGTCTTTTGTGCATCGGTGGCGCATGGTGCTGATCTGGCATCGAAGTTTAATGAGGCGGGTTATAACTTCGTCCCGATCTCGTACAAGGATTCGGACGAATACAAGAAATCTGTGTTCGAGGATTTTGCTAGACCGGATACAGATATTCATGGCCTGATCGCCGTGGACATCCTGACAAAGGGCTTTGACGTGTCAGATGTCATGATTGGCGTATCGGCTAGACCATTCTCAAAGTCATTGTCTTCACATATCCAGCAGATGGGTCGAGTCATGAGAAGCCATCCTGATAAGGAATTTGCACTCTGGTTAGATTTTTCTGGTAATTACCTTAGATTCAAGAGTGATTGGGACAGCGTGTACTGCGAAGGCGCAGGCGAATTGGATGATGGTCGTGAGAAGCCAAAGCCAGAGCCGACAGAGCGTGAAAAGAAAGAATCGAAGTGTCCGAAGTGCGGCTACTTCTGGGGTAATGCGGACGTATGTTCTCATTGTGGTCACGTCCGGGTGCGCAAGAATCAGATTCTTGAGCGCAATGGTGAACTCATTGAACTGGGCATGACTTCTCATGAAGAGTTAAATGAGCGCCGAGAGTTTTACAGCGAATTGATTGGCTATGCACAACTGATGAATTACAAACCCGGCTGGGCTTATCATCAGTTTAAAAAGAAGTACGGTATGGAGCCGAAGAAGATGAATCCGCAACCATTACCACCTTCACAGAAGACATTGAATTGGATTAAAAAACAATTGATAGCGTTTAGAAAAGCGAGGGCTGCATGAACTTTGAAGATTTTGCCAGAGCGCATGGTTTGATCGTGCGTGATTTGATTCCGGGGCGCTGGGTACGAGTCCCGACCGAGGATCATCCAAGAAGTAAGAACGGTGCGTACAAGTACATGGGTGATGTGGGCTTCGTCCAGAACCATGCGACGCAAACAGAAGTGCAGGTATGGAAGCCAGCAAAAGATTACGTCATCGACCACAAGATCGTATTGAAGGCTAAGACCTTAGACGACCAGAGAGATAAGGAACGTGCAGCGGCTGCAGAGCGTGCGGTCTGGATCATTAACCAGACGTTACAGGCGTCACATCCGTACCTTGAGCGCAAGGGATTTAAGTCGGGCATGGTTTGGTATCACGATCACAAGAAGACGCTGGTAGTGCCGATGCGTGCATTCAATAACGTCGTCGGCTGTCAGTTGATTAGTGAGGATGGCGACAAGAAGTTCTTGAAGGGACAGCAAACCAACGATGCGACATTCACGATGGGTCAGGGTGATCCTATTCTGTGTGAAGGTTACGCCACAGGATTATCGGTCATGATGGCTGTGTCGGCTTTGAAGCTGCGCAAGAGCGTCATGGTGTGCTTTTCAGCCGGGAATTTGAGCCGCATGGCAAAGAAGTACAACAATCCGTTTATCGTTGCAGATAATGACGAATCAGGCACGGGTGAGCGTGTGGCGCAAGGGTATAAGTATTGGATTGCACCAGAAGTAAATTGCGACTTCAATGACTTCCACCAGAGAGTTGGATTATTTCAGGCAGCACAAAGCTTGAGGCGTGCTTTATGACAGAGCAGGAACATAAACATCAATGTTTAGTGCGTCACGTTATTCGCTGGCGCATTAAGGATGAGAAGGCGGCAAAATTATTTCTGGCTAGGTGGATGGGTAAGAGGCCAGACAGTACGTTACAAAGAGATGTAGTTAGGCAGTGGAATTTGAAAAATCGTGGTGAACAAGGAGATTGGCGTGGCACAGATGAGTGATTTTCAGAAGTCGTTTTTAGCCCGTGGCGGAATGACGATGTATACCCAGAAAGAGTTTGATGATCAATTAGCAATAGCCAAGGCGCAGATTATGCAAGTTGCGGTGGACACAACCAAGACCGCTATCGCAATCGAGCGAGAGGAGTGCGCCAAGATTGCAGATGGCATGGAACTACCTGCTGTTGCTGAGGCGATCCGCAATAGGCTTAAGAAATGATCTGGATTGGGTTAGACCCGGGTGCTGTATCTGGTGCTTGGGGTGCGATTGACCACAACAATGAATTTGTTGGCTGTGGTGATATCCCATCAATTGATGGTCGCATCTCAGCTCGTGAGCTTTACCGAATCATCAAGGATTGTGTATCGACATTCGATACGGCTCATATTGTGGTTGAAAGTGTTCATACGATGCCAAACCAAGGGATCGCTAGCTCAGGGAAGTTTATGCGTGCTGCAGGCGCTATTGAGGCCACGGCGGAGCTAACACGCTATCCATTTATGTTGGTCACACCTCAGCGCTGGAAAGCGCATCACGGGCTTGTTGGCTTGCCTAAAGAGGCTAGCTTGGATCTGGCTAGGAAGTACTGGTCAGAAGCATCACTCAAACGCCAGAAAGATCACGGTAGGGCTGATGCCCTGTTGATGGCTTTATGGTTAAAGGAAAACAATGAATAACGATGATTTACAGGATTTATACGCCGGGCTTGCGATGCAAGGATTATTGATGAATGGGGATTATTCCCTGAACACCATACCGCATCTTGCG